TGTTCTTGACCTTCTCCAACTCGTCCTTGGCTTGGAAGTCACCCACCGGGATGATCTGAATTGCCTTCTCAGCACCGCCGGGGATGTTCACGAACATAGAGCGGAAGTTGCCCACACCCTTGCTCGCGCTGATCTGGTCACGCAGAGACTCCTCGTCCTCCTCGGACAGGTTCGGGTCGTTGGTGTAGAAGATGTAGCCCGCGTGTGCGCCGTTGCTGTAGTAGCGCCGGCGGAAGAGGGTGGCGGCCTCGTTGAGCAACAGCGCTTGCATGCCGCCCAGGTAGTCGGGCACGCCGTAGATGTTCTGTTCCACGTCGTAGTTCATGACGTGCTCGACTTCATGCTCTTCGAATTCCACCTCCTTGCCGTCCGGCAGCAGCATCACAAACCCGCCACCGACCCTGACCCGCATGTTGATTGCCGGCAGGTGTTCCATTTCCAGCACTTGACCAAAGGCATTCCGGTTGCGCTGGAAATACGCCTCCCCGAACACGTTGAAATCGAGCCCTGCGCGGCTCATCGTTTGGATCGAGCAACCCGGGGAGGGTATGAACTCACGCAGCAGCAGGTTGCGCTTGAACCCTGGAATGGCGCCGTGGTGGGCGTTGGCGCGTAATAGCTTGGCTAGGCCTTGGCGCGACACTGGCGGCGTGTAGGTCCGCCCGTCGTGGCTGGCGAATACGCCCAGGTAATGCCCGATGTTCTCGGTCAGTACCTGTTCTGGTGCACCGAATGAAAACGCTCGCATCGGACCTGGTGCCGGTTTTTGCTGCTGTTTTTTTGCTGGTTTGCCCATTGGTGCTTGATCCGCTGAGTGTGTAGCGGCTGCGCCGCTGCTTGTTGGTGTTGAGGGGTTCATGGGCCAGGGCGTGCATGATCGCCCAGGCAATATCGGCGTGGCCGGAGGCGTCCGTGCGAGACGCGCTGTAGGTGACTTGCCCGCCGCCGGTGGTGCCGCGCTTGATCGTCAGGAATGCCTGAGCGATGTCGTTCCAGCCGGCGTCCCACTCGATGCGGCTGCCTTGGATCGTGTCCTGTGCCTTGAGTACCAGAGTGTTTTTGGTTTCAAGGCTGTAATGGATCGAAGTCGCACGCGGATAGAAATCGCGCACCAGGTCGAACACGCCGTAGCCGATGCCGGTGGTATCGATACCGATGTGCTGCACGTTGAAGCGCTCGGTGAGTTTCTTGACCTGCTCGGCCTGGTACTTGAACGACTGTCCACGCCAGCTGTGTTTTTCCAGGATCCGGAACTTGCCACCGTCCTCGAGCGGCGGGGCGATGACCACGCAACTGGCGTCGTCGCGGGTGCGGCTGGGGTCGTAACCGATCCAGACGGGACTGTTGCCGAAGGGACGCGGGTCGTCGGGGTCGTAGTCGGCCCACAACGACAGATCGGAGTAGCAGCGCTCCAGATCGACCAGGGAAAAGGCGCTCTGTGTGCTGTCGATGAACTTGCACATGAACAACTGCTGAAACTTGTCTTCGTCGTACTCCAGCTGCAACTGCTCGAGGTCGAACAGATTGCAGCCGCCGGCGATGGCGTCGAGGATCGTAATGACCTTGCGCCATTGCCCGTCCGGACACAGCGATCCCGCAGCAGCTTGGGCCTCGCTCGGCCACGGATCCTTGGCGTTCTTGCGCTTGCTGTTTCGGAACTTCTCGCCGGTCCAGAACGGGTAGGCCTGGTGCGACACGGCGCTCGGTGTCGAAAAGTAGGTCTTGCGCCACTTTTTGTGTGTGGCCATGGCACTGGCGACGGTGTTCAGTTTTTCGAAGTCGCGGATCCAGAAATATTCGTCAACGTAGACGTGCCCATGGTGACCCTGGGCGGTGCTGCTGTTGGTACTGAGAAAGCGCAGCTCGGCCCATGGCTTGCCATCTTTGCTCAGTACGATCGGGTTACCGGTCAGCTCCAGGTCAAACCACTCCTGGGCGAAGGCGATGATGTAGCTGCGAAAGATCTCGGACTGGGCGCGGCTGGCCGACAGGAAAATCTGGTTGTCACCGGTCAGCACGGCGTCCATGAACGCCTCGCCGGCGAAGTAGTAGGTCAGGCCGACCTGGCGGCTTTTGAGAATGTTGCGGATCCGTGCCGTCAGCGGGTTCTGCTTCGCGGCAAACAGCTCTTTCTGGTAGCCGTACATTTTGCTGATGAACTTGTCGAGAAAGTCGACTTCGGTCAGCTCGCCGACTTCGTTTTTGGCTTTCTTCTCGCGCTTCTTTCCGCCCTTGTCACTGCGATCGCCTCGGTCCCGGCGCTCGCTGCGCTGTCCTTCCCGACGCGGGCCATCGTCCGCTGGTAGATCTCCGATCGCAGCCGGTCCCGGTTTCGCGGATTGCTTTAATAGCCGATCGCGAACGGTGATCAACCGGTCGAGCTCGTCCAGATCGGACTTGGTTAGCGACGTGGATTTGTCCAGGAGGAGGGTGATCCGCCGGCCAACGGCCGTCAGTGGTTCTTCGTCCGAGAGCATGTCTTCCCAGCCGCCCTGGCGGATCCAGTAGTAGACAATCCGGATGTTGGGCAGGTTGAGTTGGGCCTGAATTTCCTTGGCCTTACAGCGGCGCAGAAACAGACGTTTGGCGGCTTCTTTAACTTCGGTCGAGTAGTACATGGGCCGCAGTCTATGCGGCGAAAACGCTGGAAACGTGGGGTTAAAATCCGCCTTCCACCTATATCGGCGATATAGGACCAAAGCAAAAGTTAACCGTTTGTTTGGTGGTCTGCCGGTGCCTATCGTGGCGGCTCAAATCACCGATTGAGCGCAGTTATCGCCCATGCCCCGTTCCCTTGTTTCGTTCTGGAAACGTGTCGCCACCAGCGGCCCGACCGTAGATGGCCGCGAGATCCTTCCCCAGGAACTGCGTGATATCGCTGAGACCTACAAAGCCGCCACTTACACGGCGGTGATCTGGTGCGAACACGAACGGTGGTACGGCTCCCACGGCACTGTTTATGCGGTGCGTCTGGTGGAAGAGGGCGACGACCTGGTCCCGGGACAAATCGCCCTTGAGGCTCAGCTGAAGCCCAACGACAAGCTGCTTTGGCTCAACGACCAGGGCGAAAAGCTGTTCACCAGCATCGAGATTACCCCCAACTTCGCGAACACCGGAAAAGCCTACCTGACCGGCCTGGCGGTGACTGACGAACCCGCCAGCCTGGGCACCCAAGAACTCTACTTCTCGAAGAAGACCAGTAAGGCCGCGTATTTCGCCGCCTCCCTCGAGCTTGGCCCCCTACGCGACGACCAGCCCCAAGGCGAGTTGGCCAAGCTCCTGGGCATGTTCACCGGGCTGTTCAAGCGCTTCGGTATCGAAGAAACCCCAGCAGACCCGCAAACCCCCACCGAGAGCAAACCCCCAATGGATGAAGCTACAGCCAAGGCCGTCAAGGCCCTGATCGAGCAATTGATGATTGTGGCCGCTGGCCTGCAGGTATTGATTGAGCCGATCGTCACTGAAGAAGAGCCGGACCAGGCGCCAATTGATGACGTGCAAACGGCGGTCGACGCGATCGTCACCACGGCCGAGGAAGAAAAGAACCTCAGTCGCCAACACTCCGGCAACAAAGCCGTCCTGGCTAGCCTGGCGCAACTGCAAAAGCAATTCGCTACGTTGGCGAACACCCCTCAAGGTCGCCAGCTGCCACGCTCCACCGGCCCCGCCGGCACCAAAACGCGGGTGCTGTGATATGAGCCAACAATCTCTGTCCAACCGCGCTCTGAAGCAGTACGCCGCACTGCGTGAGGCGATCGGCGAAACCTATAGTGTCGACGTAACCCGTCAGTTCAACGTCGAGCCGAGCATCGCCCAGGAACTGAACGACAAGATCACCGAACGCGCCGATTTCCTTGAGCGCATCAACGTTGTGCCGGTCACTGAAATCAAGGGCGAAAAGGTTATGTTAGGCGTGAGTGGTCCCGTGACCAGCCGCACCAACACCAAGACCACCGACCGCGAAGCCAAAGACGTTTCCGACCTCAACGGTCTGGGCTACGAGCTGTTCGCCACCGAGTCCGACGTGGGCCTGCCGTTCGCCAAGATCGACAGCTGGGCCAAGTTCCCGGACTTCGCCGATCGCTACTCGGCTGCGGTGCAGAAGCAGATCGCCCTGGATCGCATCATGATCGGCTGGCACGGCGTAACGGCTGCCATCCAAACCGATCTGGTCGCCCATCCGATGCTGCAGGACGTCAACAAGGGTTGGCTGCAACTGGCGCGCGAACAAATTCCTGAGCAAGTGCTTCACGAAGGCAAGACTGCTGGGAAAATCACTCTCGGCGTCGGTGGCGACTACGAAAATCTCGACGCCTTGGTGCACGACACCAAGCAAATGATCAGCTCCGTTTTCCGTGACGGTGGTGACCTGGTGGCGATCGTCGGCAGTGATCTGTTGGCAGCTGATAAGGCCAAGCTGTACTCGAGCCAGGCTGGGAAGCCGACCGAAAAAGAGCGTATCGAAAGTGCCCAGGTCATTGCGACCTACGGCGGTCTGCCGACCTTTACCGTGCCGCATTTCCCGGTCAACGCCGTGGTGGTCACCAGTTGGGACAACCTGTCGATCTACTTCCAGGACAGCAGCTGGCGTCGTCACCTGCTCGAGAATCCGAAACGCTCCCGTGTTGAGGATTACAACGGCCGTAACGAAGGCTACGTGATCGAGCAGCTGGAAAAATTCGCAGCTGCTGAAAACGTGGAGCTGATCTGATGAGTCTGGCACTGGCGCACAAGCGCCGCGTTCAGGCCGAAGGGCCAGCCGCTGCCGGCGCCGGTGCCGAAGCGGTGGCGTATTCATCCGCCACCGCGCTGTCCAGCCCTGCCAATGGCAAAAAGCACCTGAAGCTAATGGAAGACGCATTGGCTCAGGATCTGGAGCGAATCAGCGCAATCAACAGCCGCGAACTGCGTCAGCAGCTCAAGCGTGACGAACTGCTGCCCAAGTACCTGGACTACGTGCAGCGCTACCGCGATTCCGGATTGAGTTTCCCGAACTCGGTGGTGATGCAGGTCCTGGTTTGGTTGTTCGACACCGTGCAATTCGAAGCGGGTCTGGACCTGGCGAACTTCGCCATGGAACAAGGCCAGGCCATGCCTGAGCGCTTCAAGCGTGATGTGCCGACGTTTGTGGCTGATGCGGTGATCGAGTGGGCCGAGGCCGAGCAAAAGGCCAATCGAAGCCCTGAACCGTATGTCTCCGATCTGCTTCCGCGAGTCGATGGCGACTGGCAGCTGACCGAGCAGATCCCGGCCAAGTACCACAAGTTGCTTGGCATCCGGGCCATGGCTGCCAAGGAGTGGGCGAAGTCCATCAGCCACTTTGAGCGTGCCACGGAACTGCACGCGGCCATCGGTGTGGGCACGCGCCTGGAAGGCGCTCGCAAGGCCCTGACAAAAGAACTGGCTGAGAAAGCCGCCGAATAACCCGACTACCCCCCCGGCGAGAAACTGTGGATGTGAGCCAACCATTTATGGCCTGACCCACTGAAACAGTTTTCCCGCCCCTATTTGAGTGGCCAGCAATGAGCTTTTCCGGGAAACCCACCACCTTTGTGGAACAGATCATCGAGAACGACGGCTTTTGGCCGGACCTCTCCCTGGCTGAGTTCCAGAAGGGTTACCGCCTGCCGGCGGAGTACCTGAGCGAAATGCTGGTCACTGACTTGAACACCGCGATGATCGAGGTCAATCGCGATCTGGCCAGGCGAAAAAGCCAATGGCAGAGCGCAGGCGTTACCACCGTGAAATCTGCTGACCCTATGGTGCTGCCTGAGCGCACATTTCACACAGCGACGTACAAACGCGCCGTGTACTGCCGCGCCAAGGCCAGCTTGCTGACTCAGTTCGCCACCGTCACCCGCCGTGAAAGCGCGGAAAACACCGGCAAAGAACTGCCCGAGCGTGGCGAAACGTTCCTGGAGTTCAGCCAACAGGCTGTCCGCTCGTTGCAAGGTCGCAGCCGCATCACGGCGGTGCTGCTGTGATCAAGCTCCAGGCGCTGACCGCCTACCTGCTGGAACGCGAGCTGGTGGCCGCCGAGGATCTGGACAGCTGGACCGAGCAGGTCACCCTTGAACTGGTGTGGAAGCCCGACGTGGACGGCATGCACATGGCCGACATGCGCTATCGCGCCGCCATCGTGCTGGAGCGCTTCGCCGACCATCCGGGGCGGCTGATGGCCCTGGTCGGTAGCTGGTTGGAAAACCACGATCCGGAGCGAGATCGGCACGAGTTGCCAGCGCCGTTGTTCGCGGTTGAACCGCTGGATAACGATTTGTTCGACGTGGACATCACCCTCGAGTTCGTCGAACCGCAATACCTGGCCGAAGACCCTGCCGGCGAGATCCAGGCCTTTGGCAAGACCTGGGCATTTGTGCCGTTTGACCTGTGGGTCGCGGAGCGAGGCGAGGTGGCCACCCATGGCGCGGCGTAGCACCTTCGAACTCGACGCACGCGGTTACCTGGCCGTGGACGCGCAACTGGCGCTGCTCGCTTTACCGCCGCAGCTGCGCCGGCGGCTGCTGAACAACGTCACCAAGCGGGTGCGGACGATGAGCCGCCGGCGTGTGCGCGATCAGCAGAACCTGGACGGCTCGCCTTTCGAGGCGCGCAAGGGATCGGGCAAGGGCAAAAAGAAGATGGAGGCCGGCCTGGCCAAGCTGATGGTGGTGACCCGTGTCAGCGCTGACGAAGCGGAACTGGGTTGGAAAAACGCCCTGACTCGCTGGGTCGCCGCGCAGCAACACCATGGCGTCAGTGAGCGCCGCACCGCTGCGCAGATGCGCCGCTGGAACAAAACCCCACCCGGCCTGGCCGCCACCGACAAGCAAGCCAAACGCCTGCGCCGGTTGGGCTTTCGTGTGCGCCAGGCGGGAAAAAAGACCCTGGCCCGGCCGTCAGTGGCGTGGATTCAAGAGCATGTGAACTACGCCAAGGCGGGGCTGTTGATCCGCATCCTCGACGACGAGCGCAGCGAATCCAGCGGCGCGCAGAGCTGGGAAATCACGTTGCCAAAACGCCAGTTCATCGGCGTCAACACCGACCGCGACACCAGCCTGCTGATTAACCAGGTGTTGCAACAAATCCTACATTCACCCCGCTAACGAGGCACTGCATGGCACTCGGTCAAGTCACCGTCGACAATCTCAATCTGGGCCAGGGTGCCGTTACAGAGATTGAGCGCTACTTCCTTTTCATCGGCCCGGCCGGCAAGAACGTCGGCCAGTTCATCCCGCTGAACACCGACAGCGACCTGGACGCCACCCTGGGCGTCCCGGCCAGCGATCTGAAAACCCAAATCACCGCCGCCCGCCTCAACGGTGGCCAGCGCTGGGCCTGCGTGGCCGCTCCGATCGGCGCCGAAGGCAACTGGTCCGAGGCACTGGAAAAAGCCCAGCACCAGGGGTTTTCGGTCGAGGCCGTGGTGATTACCAAGCCGGTGGCCAAGGCGGACGAGCTGTCGGCCATGCACGATGCGGCCATTACGCTGAACAACACCTTCGGCCGCCGCGTCTTTGTAATGGCGTCCACTGCCGGCATCACCGCCGACCAGACCTGGGCGCAGTACGTGAGCGGGCAAAAGACGCTGGTGGACAGTCTGGCGGCGCCGCGTGTCCTGGTAGTGCCGCAACTGCATGGCAATGACCTGGGTGTGTTAGCGGGTCGCCTGGCGAACGCCTCCGTGAGCATTGCCGATAGTCCGATGCGCGTGGCCACCGGTGCCGTGTTGGGCCTTGGCCCGGTGCCGATCGATAGCGACAAGCTGCCCTTGCCGTCGGCGGTGCGTAGCGAACTGGATCGAGCGCGGCTCTCCGTTTCGCAGACCTATCCCGACTACCAGGGCGTGTACTGGGGCGACGGCAACATGCTCGACACCCCAGCGAGCGACTTTCAGGTCGTTGAACACCTGCGCATCACCGACAAGGCAGCGCGCCTGGTCCGAGTGCTGCTGATCCGCCGTGTGGCCGATCGCCGCTTGAACAGCACCCCCAACAGCATGGCGGTCAACACCAACCAACTGATGGCGCCGCTGCGCGCCATGGCCAAGACCACCACCTTTAACGGTGAAGTGTTCCCCGGCGACATCGAGCCGCCGAAAGACGGTGACCTGGTGCTGAGCTGGCTGAGCAAAACCAAGGTCGTGGCCTACATCAAGCTCAAACCCCTCAACTGCCCGAAAGACCTCACGGCGAACATCGCCCTGGACCTTTCCACCGACAAAGCGGAGTAACGCCCAATGGCAAAAATTGGCGGTAAGAACTTCGACGTGAGCCTGGGCGACATCTCGCTGCACGTCGAGAACTGCACCCTGGATATCACCGACAACTCGGCGGTGGCGCAAACCCGGGGCGTGCCGGATGGCTTCGTGGATGGCGATGTCGCCGCTGCCGGCGAATTCGAACTGGACACCACCAACTTTAACTTGCTGATCGACGCTGCTCGATCCGCTGGCAGCTTTCGATCCCTGAAGCCGTTCGACGTGGTGTTCTTCGCTAAGGCCGGTGAAGACGAGGAACTGCGCGTCGAGGCCTTCGGCTGCAAGGTGAAGATTTCCAGCTTGCTGGGGATCGATCCGAAGGGCGGCGAAAAGAGCAAACACAAGGTGCCGTATGAAGTCACCAGCCCGGATTTCGTCCGCATTAACGGCGTGCCGTACCTCGACGCCAAAGAGACCGAGGGGCTGCGCTGATGGGGGATTGGTTCGAACAGGCCTCGAAGCTGGAGCTGCTGGAGCGTGAACACGCGATCAAGGCTCAGCGTGCGCGGCCGCGTCCTTCAGGGCCGAGTCGCATCCACTGCCTGGACTGTGAAAAACCAATCCCTGAACTGCGCCGCGCCCTGGGCGGAATTCTCCGCTGCACACCCTGTGAATCCATTTCAGAGCGGAGAAGCCGCTGATGACAACTCAACACCCCATCGAACCGTTGTCTGAAGCGGCGCGCCTTGGATGGCTTGAGCGAAAAATGGCCGTGATCGAACACCGATTAGGTGACATCGAGGAGCGCCACGAAACCGTGCCGACGCGCGTCACCAAGCTGGAGCAGCAATTCGAACATATGGCGGGCCAACTCTCGGAACTGAACGTCGGCCAGCGAGCACTGACTGTGGCAGTCAACGTGATCGGCTCGAAGGTGGGCCGGCTGTTGACCATCCTCACGTTGGTCGGTGCGGCGCTGCAAATGATCGTGCCAGCGCTGCTGCGAGCGTGGTTCCCATGAGTCTGCGCGGCAAGATCGCCGCCGGAGCCATTGCGCTGTGCAGCACCTCGTTGGTGGTGTTCCTGGGCATCTGGGAAGGGCAGGGCCAGAACGTCGTATACGCGGACAAGCTGGCCCGTGGTCTGCCGACCGTGTGCCTGGGCATCACCCGTTACACCAGCCCGTTTCCGGTCGTGTTCGGTGACTACTGGTCTCCCGCTCGATGCGACCAGGTCGAGCAGTTGGTGATCCAGAAAGGACAGTTGCAGCTCGCTGACTGCATCACCAATCAGCAAGTGGGCCAGAACACTTTTGACGCCTTGAGCAGCCATTCCCACAACGTCGGCGTGCCCAGTACCTGCGCCAGTCGAGCGGTGGGCTTGATCAACGCCGGCCGTATCGCCGAGGGCTGCAAGGCCTTGGCCTGGGCACCGGACGGAAAAACGCCGGTGTGGGCGTTTGTCACCAATGCCCAGGGCAAAAAGGAGTTCGTCCGGGGCCTGCATGCGCGGCGTTTGACGGAAGCGGATCTGTGCAGGACGGGCTTGTGATGCCGCGTGATGCCTTGTTTTTCCTGTTGTTGTGTGGGGTGGCCTGGTTCGGTTTTGACCTGTTGGAAGGTCAGCGCGACACCGCCCGCCGCGAACGCGACAGCGCGCAAGCCGAAGTGAACGGCCTGCGCGAAGCGGCCCGAATCAGCGGCGAGATGTTGGCCGAACGGGACACGATCGATCTTGAACGCACCACGGATCTGAACCATGCACGCACTGAAATCGAAGGCCTGCGCCGCGCTGTTGACGATGGCCGTCAGCGGTTGCGCGTTAAAGCCATCTGTCCTGCCGCAGTGCCCGCCAATCCCGGCGCCGGCGGCCTGGCTGATGCAGGCACCGCCGAACTCGCAGCAGACGCTCGACCGGATTATTTCACCCTCAGAGATCAGCTTGCCCTGAGCAAGCAAATGATCCTGGGCTTACAGCAACACGCCCTGAAGGTTTGCCGGCGTTAATCGGCACACCAGGGCAACCCCTTTTTAACCTCAACAGAGAGCCACCGCATGAACGAGCAAAACGCAGAAATCACCCTGGAAGTCGGCGAGCAGGAATTCACTTTCACCCTGACCCCGCCAGACGTCACCAAGTACTTCAACGCGCTGACCCAAACCAACAAAGTCGCCCCGGGCAACAACCTGCTGATGACCACCGTCAAGCAGGAAGAAAAAGCCACCCTGAAACCGCTGCTGGCCAACCCGGTGATGGTGATGCAGCTCGCCGGTGCGCTGCTCGAGGAGTACGGGCCAAAGGTTGAGGTGATCGTAAAAAAGCGCTCGGCCACGCTGAGCGCCTGACCGAAAACGGCTTGGGCCAGTTGGTGGCCCTGACGAACCACTGGCTGCCTGGAGCCGAGCCCACGCCTGAAGCGATGGGCACGGCCAAGTGGCTGGAGGACGAATACTGGAGACGCATGGAGATGTCCGTAGCTAACGGCATCGCCGTTGCGCTGAACGGGTAACGACAGTGGCAGACCGTAGCGCCAGCCTGGCTTTCATCTTGAGCCTGACCGACAAGGTCACCGCGCCCCTGGGCAAGGTGAAAATGGGCTTTTCCGACCTTGCCGAGCAGAGCGAAAAGCACATCAAGACGATAGGCCTCGGCCTGGGCGGAGTGACGGCGGCCGTGGTCGGGATTCAGCAATCCATGGCGCCGGCGCTGGAGGTCAATCGCGCCCTGGGCGACGTCCGATCGTTGGGCGTGGCCGAGGATGCGTTGACCGCGCTCAACAGCAAGTCGCTGGAGTTCGCCGTGAACTACGGCGAGAACGCCCGGGAGTTTGTCGCCTCGGCGTACCAGATCGATGGCGCGATTAAAGGCCTGGCCGGCAGTCAGTTGGCCACGTTCACCAACACCAGCAACCTGGTGGCCAAGGCTACCAAGACCGACGCCGCGACCATGGGCGAATACGTCGGCACCCTCTACAACCTGCAGAAGTCCCAGGCCGACGCCATGGGCAAAGGCGCGTGGGTGGAAAAACTCGGCGGGCAGACGGCGCTGGCGGTGCAGTTGTTCCGCACCAGTGGCGCCGCCATGAAAGACGCGTTCAAGGAAGCCGGTGCGATCGCCACCACGGCCGGCGTAGACCTGGCCGAGCAGATGGCGGTGATCGGTACGCTGAGCAGCACCATGGAAGGCGGCGATGCCGGCGGGCGCTACAAAGCGTTTTTCGAGAACATCGGCGCCGCCTCGGAAAAGCTCGGCATGAAGTTCACCGACCAGCAGGGCAAGATCCTGCCAATCATGTCGATCCTGGACAAGCTCCAGGGCAAGTTCGGCGATCTGACCAGCGCGTCGGCCGGGGCCAAGCTGATGGAGGCCTTCGGCGGCGAAGGTGCCCAGGTGATTGGCGCACTGGCCAAAGACACCGGGCGCCTGCGCGACAGCCTCGATCAGTTGGGCAAGGTGCGCGGCTTGGAGAAGGCCGAGCAGATGGCCCAGGCCATGGTCGATCCGTGGCAGCAATGGGCGTCCCTGGTCGAGGTGATGCGCGTGGTGTTTGGCCAGGTGCTAATCCCGGTGCTGACGCCATTCATGAACAAGATGGTCGACATCGGCAAAACCCTGGTGCGCTGGTCGCAGCTGTTCCCCAACATCACCCGCGTGATCGGCATCACCGCGTTGACCATCATGGGGATTGTCGGCGCCATGTCCCTGCTGACCCTCACCGTGGGGATCGCAAAAATCACCTGGTTGGGGCTGGTGACGGTCTGGAAGATCCTCAACATGACCGGCCTGCGCAGCGTGGCGATGTTCCTTTATCACACCGTGGTCGCGCTGGTGTTCATTGCGCAGATCATCCTGATGGTGACCTGGCTCGGCCTGGTCAAAGTGGCGATGCTGCTGTGGCAGGGCGCTGTCTGGCTGGTCAACGCGGCACTGCTGGCCAACCCGGTGGTGTGGATCATCATCGCCATCGTGGCCCTGGTCGCCATCGTGGTGGCCGCCGTTTACTACTGGGACGAATGGACCACGGCGCTGCTCAACAGCGAGGCGTTCAAGTTCGTCAGTGAGCAATTCCAGAAACTGGCCGACTGGTTCAACTCCATGGGCGGCTGGTCCGGCATGGCCCGCGCCGCGTGGGACAGCATCGTCAGCGTCTTTCACAAGGCCGTTAACGGCCTGATCGAGCTGATGAACAGCATTCCCGGCGTGAACATTGAGGCACGTTTCGGCGGCATGCCCGAGGTGCCCGGGATCGACGCCGCGACCAGTGCCGCCGACACGGCCAACGCTGCGCAGAAAGCCCAGCAGACCATCAACTCGGCTATTCCAAGCCTTTCCCCGACGCGCCCGACAGCGGTGCCGCCCGGTGGCTTGCTGACCAGCATTCAGAACACCAACAGCAGCCAGAACAAGGGCGTGCATGTGGAGAACATGACCATTCAAAACAGCAATCCGATGAATCCCCTGGAGATGGAAAACATGATGGCCATGGCGGTGGGCGGATGAGCGAGTACGTCGACCTGCTGATCATCGATAACGACCTGGCGCTGGACCCTTCGCACCAGCCGCGGCTGATCGATGATCGCGCCTGCATCGCCCAGGACATCGCGCACATGATCCGCGACAGCGGGCTGCTGGTCACGCTGGTGGCCGAGCGCGATCGCCTGCGTCAGCGCGACTGCATCCAGCAGCTGGAACTGATGGTGGAGAACGACGAGCGCCTGGTGCCCGGTACAGCGCACATCTCGCAGCTGGAGCCAGGCCAGTACCTGGTCACCGCCAAAACCCTGAAGTTCGGACTGATCGAGGTAAACCTGTGAGCGAGGTTGATTTTAAACAGGTGATCGCTGATGCCGGCATCCCGACCACCGAGGCCGGGTTGAAAGCCGCCTGGGAAAAGGAAGTTGCGGCCCAGGGCGCCAAGGTGGCCAACACCAGCAGCTATTCCCCGTTCTGGCGGGTGATGACGGCCCTGGTCACCAAGCCGGTGCTGTGGCTGCTCGATTTCCTGTGCCTGACCATCCTGCCGAACTTCTTTGTGAAAACGGCGGGCGACGCCTGGCTGGACATGCTGGCCTGGGCGGTCAACGTCGAGCGCAAAGGCGCGACCAAGGCCCGAGGCACATTGCTGTTTACCCGGGCCACGCCTGACGGCGTGATGGAGCTGGAAAAGGGTATCGCGGTGCAGTCCGCCGCAATCAACGGCAACGTCTACCAGTTGACCACAACGGCCGCCGCCACCTTTCAGCAAGGACAGTTGCAGCTGGAAGTGCCGGTGGAAGCAGAGAGCGCCGGCAGTGGCTACAACCTGGCCCCGGGTTACTACGCCATATTGCCCGAGCCAATCCCTGGCATTGTCCAGGTCACCAACCCGGCCAACTGGCTGGCGTCACCAGGTGCCGATCCCGAGCCCAATGATCAGTTGCGCTTGCGTGTGCGCAACCAGTTCTCGGCGGTCAACCAATGGCACACCGACGCGGTCTATCGCGCCATGATTTCCGCCTTCCCGGGCGTGCGTCCGGACGGCGTGTATTTCGAGCACGGAGCACCCCGGGGCCCGGGCAGTGCTAACGCCTATGTGCTGTTCGACGCCGGCGTCCCGGCTGACTCGTACCTGGAGCAGATCAACGCGCACATCCGCGACGGTGGCAACCATGGCCACGGCGATGACCTGCTGGCCATGGTCATGCCTGAAGTGCCGGTGGTCCTTCTGGTCAATGTCTGGCCCCGGGCCAATCTGACGCCCGCCCAGGTGATCGATCTGCAAAGTGAAGTCGAGTTGTTCGTGCGAGCTGCGTTCCGTGAAAGCACGCCCCGGGACTATCAACCGACGCTGACTTACCCACAGTCACGGTTCAGTTTCAGCCGATTGATTGAGGAACTGCACGGCCAGTTTCCTGACATCGAGTCCCTGCGAATTGCGCCGGCAGACGACATCGTCAGTGGGCTGAGCATCCCCCGGATCGAGAAACTGACGGTGGCCATCCAGTGATCAAACTCAAACTGCCGTTCTGGCTCGCCGGTACCGAACTGTCGAAGCTGACCGCCGCCGCACAAGCCTGGTGGGAAACCGTCACCGGCTGGTTGCGCTGGCCGTATTCGCAGATCGATCCGGACCACTGCCACCTGGCCATCCTCGAATTGTGGGCTTGGCAGCGTGACGTGACCCGCTTCAAAGGCGAGCCCGAGAGCCTGTACCGGTTGCGCGTGAAGTACGCCTTTATCAACTCCGTGGACGCCGGCAGCACCGCCGGCATGAAGCGCATTTTCGAGCGCCTGGGCGTGGGCTACGTCGAGATCGAGGAGCGCCACCCCGATCGGGATTGGGACGTGGTGCTGCTCAAGTTCAGCAACGCGCAGCTGTCGCTCAACCCCGAGCTGCTGCGCGTGTTGATTCAGCAGTACGGCCGGACCTGCCGGCGCTATGACTTCGTGACCATCACCCCCATGGCGCTGCAAATCGCCTTGATCGACTTCAACGACGACCAGCAAACGCTGGTTGCCACCCTGTAGGAGCGCAACAGTGAGCGCCAGTATCACCTTGGCCGGCGAAAGCCAGATTGCCCTGAAGCAAAGCCAGAAAAAGCCGCTGATCATCAGTACATTCATCTTTGCCAACGTGCCCGGGCTGGACCCGGTGACGCCGATCGATCGCGCTGCCGGCAAACCTCCGGCGGGGCAGATCGTCCATGTCCACACCATCCCCAAAGAAAACGCCGGCTACGTGAACCCCAACCAGGTGGTGTATAGCGCGCAGCTGGGGTCGGACATTGGCGACTGGGATTTCAACTGGGTCGGCCTCGAGGACGAAGACGGTGTGCTGTTCGCCGTGTCGTCTGTGCCGTTGCAGCAGAAGCGCAAGAACATCCCGCCGTTGCAGATTGGCAACAACGTCACCCGCAATTTCCTGGTGGCGTTCGACGGCGCCCTGGAGCTGACCGGCATCACCATCGACGCCAGCACCTGGCAGCACGACTTCACCGTGCGCCTGGCCGGCATCGATGAGCGCGAGCGCCTGAGCAATCGGGACGTGTACGGCAGAGTCTGCTTTTTTGGGGACTCATTGCGGGTACAGAAAGTCGGTGATGCCTATTCGCTGAAGCCCGGTCGGGCTTATATCGAAGGCATCCGCGTGGAACGTTCAGACGCCTTGGTATTCACGCCGCCGGCACTCCCGACCAATGTTTGGTTGGATGTTTCCCTGCAGCGGGAATTCAGCGATGTGGTTGGCAGTTACCGTGTGGCTTACGGCGCGACGAACCCTGACTACATCGACAGCGCAGGCGTACAACATTACTGCGTAATCATCGGCTCAATAAATGCGCCCGATCAGATTGATGATCTGCGCAGCTTCGCTCCTCGTCATGTCGAGCCCATTGTGGGGTCACTGGTACAGCATTTCGCGGCGCGGGACGGTGACTACAAAGACTTGCGCGCACGCGGTACGACCAAGGAGGACGTAGATCTTGGCAACTTGCCCAACGCCAAGAGCGATGATCCAGCGACCAACAGCAGCGAGATCCTGGCCACCACCGCAGCGCTGAACAAACTCCAGCAGCAAGTCGGCGATTCGCTGGTGGGCATGGTTGCCAGTTTTGATATGCCCAGCGCACCGCCGGGCTGGCTCAAGCGTAACGGCGCGGATGTGTCGCGTACCGCCTACGCCAACCTGTTTGCGGTGATTGGCACCCGCTACGGCGCAGGGGATGGCACCACCACCTTCAATGTCGGCGACAGTCGTGGGGTGTTTGTTCGCGGCTTGGATGAAGGTCGCGGCGTGGACCCTGGGCGGGTGCTGGGCAGTCTGCAACAGAGTCAGAACCTTTCTCATGCTCACGCGGCTTCTGC